GTTGAGAATTGGACACTTCTTAGAAGACTTATTCATTCAATGGAATATGTTGCTAATCCAGGTAGAAACATTAAAGTGATTGCTAAAGATAGAAATACAAATAAAGTTTTAGGTATGATGTCATTGGGTTCAGATGTTACATCAATTGGTGCTAGAGATGAATACATTGGTTGGACTAAAGATAACAAATACAAAGATGGTAAACTAAGATGTACAAGTATTGGAACATCTATTGTAGCGACTCAACCATTTGGATATAACTTTCTTGGTGGTAAGTTAGTCGCTATGTTACTAACTGATGAATCTCTTAGAACTCATTGGAAGAAAACATATGGTGATGAGTTAATTGGATTGACTACAACATCTCTTTATGGTATTCATTCAATGTATAATGGTATTCCACTTTGGAAAACTCTTGGTGAATCTACAGGTAGAGTATCTATAAAACCAGATGACTCTGTTTATAAGCCATGGCTAGAGTGGATGAAACAAGAGAGAGAAGATGATTTTAAAAAGATAATGACTCAGAAAGAAGGAGTCAATGGACCCCCAACAGGAGTTAAACAACAAATACTTGGTTATATATTTAGAGAGTTAGGTATTAAAAAAACTGATTATGATCATGGATATAAGAGAGGTATTTACTTTAGTTCTTTTTATGAGAATGGTAGAGAGTTTTTAAGAAATGAAATTAGTGTTGACGAATTGGTTATGAGACCAAAGTTCGCTCAAGGTTCTGAATATATTAATAAGTGGTGGAAAAGAAAAGCAATAAAAAGATATACCAAATTACATACAGAAGGAAGATTGAAACCAGAAATGTTATATTATTCAGATATACTTGGAATGACTTGGGAAGAAGCTAAAGAAAATTATTTAGGAGAAGTTGGAAGATAATGAATATATATAAATTTTCAAAAGATAAAGATTTCGATAAAGAGTATCAGTATAAAGTATTGGTTTATCCTAATATAACTTATATGAAAGATTTAGAAAAAGATTCATATGTCGTTGTACTGCGTAATGTTATTGAAGAACTAAACAAAGTTCGTAATGATATTCATTGGACAATACTTTCACCTTATGAAGTTAAGAGTTTAATATTTCCAAACACAACACAACTACCAATTGAGTTACCATCATATCCAAATGCTATGAGAACTCATTTTAATCATAAACAGTTATTAAAAACTATTGATTGGAAATCAAATGATTATGATGTTGTCTATTCACATTTACCTGAACATACTTTACAATTATCAAATATGTTTGTTAATGAAACAAACTTAAATCCAAAGTTTATTGGTTATTGTCATTGGTATGAAGTACCAGAAAACACAGCATATGCTAAATCGATGTTAATGCATAATATAGCTGGAACATTGGAAATGGAAGAGTGTGGTGTTAATACGAAGTGGTTAAAAGATTTAATTATAGAAAAGTCTAAATTAATTTATACCAAAGATGTAACGGATAGATTAGAAAAAATAATTCAACCACATTATCTTGGTGTTGATGATATTTCAACTGGACATAATTATAAACCAAAAACAATTTTATTTAATCACAGAGATAATGAATATACTGGTTGGGCTTGGTTCGTTAAACGAATGGATGAGTTGTGGGAAAAACGACAAGACTTCAAAGTATATTTAACATTAGCAGATTTAGATAGACCATACGCTGAAAGAGTTAAGTTAAGTAGTAGAGATGATTATCTGAATTTTGTTCGTTCAATGCATATGGGTATTGGTTGTTTTCAAAAATATTCTGCTTGGAGTATTTCAACAACTGATGGCTTAAGTCAAGGTGTTCCATACATTCTCCCTAACGGGATGTGTTATCCAGAGATGGTGGGAGAACAATACCCATTACTTTATAAAGGTGCTGATGGTTTTAAGTCCACTATAGAGTATATGTTGGATAAACCAAAAGCTAGAGAAGAAGCTAATAATTATTTAGCACCTAAATTGAATGGATTTAGATGGAGTGAACGGGTTGATAAATGGTTTGGTGGTTGGAAACATTTCAACAAATTAAAAGTAATGTCAGATACAGAATCATATAAAAAGATAGTAGAACATATTCATAGAAAAAAATCAGTAAGTAAAAAAGAGTTATTGGAACATATGGGTTGGGGAGTTCGTATATCTTTTAGTGAGTATAGAAATAGATTAAGATTGGAAGACACAATTAAATTTACAAAAAATAGATACGAGGTTATATAATGAAAAAATTAACAGCAGAACAAATACAAACAAATTGGAATACATTAATAGAGTTTATTGATTCATATATTAGTGATGATAGAAAAGAAAATCTATTGAAGATGTATGATGACTTTAAAGAAAGAATGATGTTCGCACCAGCTAGTGCTAAAGCAGATTTTCACAATGCAATGCCCGGTGGATATGTTGAACACATTCTTCACATTGTCGAGAACTCTTTACAACTTAAAGAGTTATGGGAAAAGAATGGAGCGATGATTAACTTCACAGATGAGGAGTTAGTGTTTGCAGCTCTACATCACGACTTGGGTAAAGTTGGAGATTTAGAACACGACTATTATGTTCCACAAGATTCAGATTGGCATAGAAAAAATCGTGGTGAGATTTATAAACATAATCCACAACTTCAGTATATGAAAGTACCTGATAGAGGATTGTGGTTACTTCAACATTATGGTGTTAAGGTAACGGACAAAGAATACATAGGTATTAAATTAACTGATGGTTTATATGATGATGCTAACAAAGCATATTTAATGTCATATAATCCTGATTACAATCTTCGTTCTAATATGGCTTATATATTACATCAAGCTGATATGATGGCTACACACATTGAGTACGACCAATGGAAACGAGGTGACAATGTTGACGAAGATGTAAATACAAAAGTTCCAAAAACAAAAGATGAACAAGAAAAAGTAGACAAACTCAAAAATAAATTTGATGAGTTGTTTTCTAATTAGGAGATAATATGTGGGTAGCGATTTCAATAATATTTTTTATAATTAGTTTAGTCTCTTCTGTTTTGTTATACTACTCTTTAAAGAGGATAACTCAATATGAAGAATTTATTCTACAGATTCAACAGATAATAAAATTCTCAACAGAGAAAATGAAACTTGTAGATTCTAAAGGACATTATGAATCAGATGATGAAACAGGTTTTTTCTTTAATCAATTAAAACAAATACAAAAGATGTTAGATGGAATCTTTGTAGAAGAAAATACGGAGAATAAATAATGGGAAGAAAAAGAACAAGAAAAGTTTATTTTGGTATGGAAGTGCAAGATGCTATTATTAGATATAATGGTTTAGATCCAAATAAAAATCAAACAGAAAGAAATAATATTTACAATAAAGAAATACATCCAGCCTTTGATAAGTTATGTGAAAACATAATTAACACATTTAAGTTTACATATTTTGATGATAAATTTGAAGATGTTAAACACGAAACTGTAGCTTTCTTGGTTACTAATATGCATAAATATGACCACACAAAAGGTTCAAAGGCATTTAGTTATTTTTCTGTAGTAGCTAAAAATTATTTAATTCTACACAACAATGCTAATTATAAAAAATATTGTACACATTCTGATATAAGTACAATTAAACATAGTATGGGTATAGATGATAAAAAACAAGAACACTTTATTGAATTTATAATAGAGTTAATTGATTATTTTGAAGACAATGTTCCCCTTATGTTTAAAAGTAAAAGAGATATTAATGTTGCTTATGCTATTATAGAATTACTCAAAAAGAGAGATGAAATAGAAAACTTTAATAAAAAAGCATTATATGTCTTAATAAGAGAAATGACTAATATTGAAACTTCTTATATTACAAAAGTAGTTAATAGATTTAAAAAAGAATATAAAAGTTTAGTTAACACATATGAATCTGTTGGCACTATAATAGATAATAAAAACTCTTTCTTCTAAAATAAATAAAAACAATATCGTTTTTAAACCCATTCAATTACGAATGGGTTTTTTATTTTTAATCCTTTTCTTACAAATTTTATATTTATATATGAATAGTTACACCCATTTATGAATTAGGAGAAAAAATGAAATCTAAAGACGAGATATTTGAGGGTAAATCCTTTAGTGATTTAACTCACGACATTTATAAAAATACATCAGATAGAAAAAAACAAATTGATTTGTTAATATCAGAGATACATGGTTTTATAACGACTATTGATGATGTTGTTTTAGTAGCTCCTATTATAAAAGAATATATGGATGTAGCTGTAAAAAATGATGAACATTTAGTTAAATTGGCTAGTGTGATTCAAAGGATAATGGCTAAATCTTCGAGTAGTGATGAAGATTCGTTACTATTATCAGAGCAGGAAAAAGAAGATTTAATTAATGCACTACAAGAAGATGTTAATGATTTACAAAAAATAAATGATAAAGCTGAAATAGCAAAAGAAAAAACAGTAAGAGGTAACTAATGGGTTCAACATATATAAAATTACCAGAAGAATTTAACGAAAGAAATATTGTAGGACAGAAAAAAATAAGTCAATATTCTTTGATGCAGTTTGTTCCTGGTAAAGTAATTTCTGTTGTAACTTCTCAAGTTGAAAATAAAGACTATGGGGGAAACGAAGAAAGAATCGGTAGTATTGTAGCATATCCATATGTTGGTAATTTGGGTATACAAAAATCTTCTATGAGTGGTGAGGAGTCTAGGTATTATCCTTTACTTAGAGGTATGTGTGATATTCCTTTAGA